AATGGAAGAAGGAATTATTGGAGAAGTTGCCGAGTAAAGAAAATCTCTATAAAGAAGGAACAAAAGAATGGGAACGGATAGAAGGATTTTATGATTGTCTTTTCAAAATCAAAAAACTTATAGAGGGGGCATAAAATGGATAAAACAGACGGAGTTATAATAAAACTTGACCCTTCAAAAAAGTATATCTTTATCATAGACCCTACTTCTCCACTTGTGAGTAGGATTGAACGGTCTAAAATGGTTTTATATATAAATCCGCAAGACATAAAAGTTATTGAGACTGAAAATGAAATATATATAAAAGTTATAAATAAAAAGACAGGTGAGTAAAAAATGCGAGATATTAATTTAAAGGTTAGAGATGGCATAGACATTTTAGGTGTATTTGCAGTTATTGACGGAAAGTTGTATGCTGAATACGATGAGTGTGATTTTAAAGAAGAAAATTCTACAAATTCTAAATGTAGAAAAGCAATAGCGCAAACTTTACTTAACGCATTAGAATTGACTATAAAGTCGGGATTGAGAGTTAGCAAAATACAATATGTAAAAAAAGAATAAAAAATAGGAAGAAAGCAATAAAACTATTAAGAAGTTAACAAGATGATTAAAATCATTGGAATAATTATAATTTTAGATGGAATTTTAAGTATTCTTTTTGCTTTTGAGCCCAGATTTCTTTGGCAGATGGGTAGATTGCTAAGAATTTTTTTAGGAATTTTACTTTTACTTGTTTAAAGGAGGTCAAAATGAACATTAACAAAATCAAAAAAGAAATTTTAAAAGGTTATAATAGTATTCCTTTAGGAGTTGAAAAAATAAAATGGGATACAGGAATTTATGTTTATAAAAATGAAAAATACAGATTTAAAGAATATGCTTTTTATTTTCCGTATTATTTAGACAAAGAAGACTTACGGGAAGTTGGAAAAAATATGAAAAGATTAGAAATTTATCTTACTTATGATTTTGAAGGATTTTTTGACCCTATAGTTTTTCACGGTGAAGTATATCCTATTACAAAATTATTATCAAAATTAGAACAATTTCGGATTGAAGTGCCTATGAAAAGAGATGAAAAAAATGAAAACGAAAGAGTAATAAATCCCAATCATAAAATTATTTTTGTAGAAAGAGTGCCTTTAGAAATAGGGAAAGAATCGGTATGTAATATTGGAATGTGCGAAATTTATACAAGATTTTTAGTTATTATAGATTAAAAATTTATTCCTACCTTTTTACCTTTCTCAATAATCTCTTTTATTTTAATTAGTCCGTTGATAGTATCAGTTTCTAATCCATATCCAGATATTTTTTCGGAATACTTCTCTAAATTATCAACAACTTCTTCTATTGAATTCCCGCCATAAACTACAACTGCTACCGTAGGGTTTCCTTTAACCGCAAAATATTCTTTGTTAGAAGAACCCGCAACTGATATAAATCTAATATATTCTCTATCTTTTTTATCGACTATCAATTTGACCCAGTTTTTCTCAGCGTGAGAACAATGGATAGGAACTGCACCTACATATTTATAAGGAATATCTAACTTAACAGATTGTTTTAAACCAATTTTATATATTACTTCTGGCCAATTTTTTATAATAACTGGATATAAATGACCTAAAGGATTAGGAAGCCTTGCACAAAAATCTAAAAAATAATGTTCTTTTTCTGATAAAACTTTTTCTTCAGTAGATAAAGCGCCTCTATAATCCATTTCTTTTAAGACTGGTCTTAATTTTTCTAAAGTCTCTTTTAAAGGATAAGGTAAATCTTCAAATTTTTCACAGACTTTTCCTAAGTAGCACGCCTTTGAATATTCATAACCGTATATAATGGGAGAAACATAATCTTCTCCCCAGAAGAAAGTATCAACTCCAGGCTCTACATCGGTATCTATATAATCTTCAACGATAAAATCATAATCTTCTTTAAAAGGACCTAACATCGAAGCAATTTCGTCAAACAATAATTCTGAAGATTTATAATCTTTAGCGTGAAATGAGGAAATATCGTGTCTAAATATATCAAATTTTATATATTTATTAGGATTTTCTTTAATATATTCTTTTAAAGCGGATAAACCAGTAATTTTAACCGTCTCTTGAACAGGAAGATTTATTTCACTAAGCATTTGTTTTAAAGACCATCTCTCATTCTCAAGCATTTCTCCAATACCAGAACCAAAAATAGATTTATCAGGATATTGTTTTTTTAAAAAGACAATTAAATCGTTAAAATGAACATCGAAATTTACTATACAATCAGCTTCTTCGATATAGTCAAAAAAATATAAAATCTTTTCTAAATGTTCAAAATCTTTACCAATGGCATAATCTTGGAATTTAGGAAAAGCGGTTTGCCAAGGAGTGTAATAATAGACTTTATTTTTACCGTTATCACTTAAAGCGTTTGCTTCTTCAACGAATAATCCTAAATCTAAAACTAAAAATTTCATTCGTCTTCCTCGTATCCTTCTTCTTTATCCTTTTCATTTTCTTCAGTTAAAAGGAAAAAAAGAAAAACCATAAAAAGAAATATTGAAGCGGTTAAAGAACTCATTCTCTTTTTTGTAAATATCTAATAACTTGTTCTTCCGTTGGTCTTATTGTAGTTAATTGTTGCCAAGGATATCTTAATAATCCCGCCGTTCTTAATAAAGTTTTATAAGTTGCTGGTAAAGTTCCTAAAACCATTATACCGCCACCTAAAGGACCAGCTAAACTTGTGCCAAATATCATAGATGCTAACATATTTAAAGCACGACCTCTAAATATATGTGGGTCTGTAAGTCTCCAAGATTGTGCTGCTAAAAATTTTCTAATATCATTAAATAATTCCGGGTCAGTATTTTCTAATCTCTGTCTTAAAATAGAACCAGGCTCTATAATATTTCTTAATCTTTTTACTAATTCATCAGCCCCTACTGCTTCCCAATAACCTTTTCTTGTAGGATTAGTCACAATATTTTTCCTAATTAAATTAGAATCTTTCATAAACTCGTGATAATTTCTTTTGGCTTGTTGATATTGTTGTGCTAATCTTGGACTTTTTGCAGAAATTGCTTGCGTAATAAGATTTCCTAAAGAATTATAAATATCCCATAGCATATTCTCATATCTTGATATATCTTCACCACGATGACTTTCTAATTTATTAGCGATAGATTCCATCGTAAGTTTAGCTTGATTAATATTTTTAATATTTACTAATCTATCAAAAGTTCTCATTAAATATTTTGTTATACTTGTAGTAGCTTCTTCATCTAAATCAATCTTAAAAAGTTTTGATAATTCTCTTTGTGATAAAGGTCTTTCTGCCGCTTGTGCTACTTTTCTTAACTGTGCTATTTCTACTGGAGATAATAATCCTACTGCTTCTAAGTTTGTTTGTAAATTTTCAGCTAAAGGTCTAACATCAATAGGTTCTTGTCTAAATTGGTCTAAAATTTTAGAAACTCTTTCTCCTAATTCAGTCTTTGTTTTTTGTAAAGTTTCTAATATATTAGGAATTATTTTTCTTGCAGTTTGTGGATTTCTATTTATAGGAGTATCAACATTTTCTATTCCAAATTCATAAGTAGTATCAATATCTTCTTTTGGCATTCTTGAAGCAAATTGCGCAATCATACTAAAAATATTTTTAGGATATTTTTCTAAATTTTTTATAAAAGACCTTGTATAAGTTTCTATTTTTCCCATTGGCCTTTCTCCAACGTAAGGAGCACGTTCTGCGGTTGCTAACTCTGATTTAGTTAAAGGTCTTTCGGGATATAATCCTCCTAAGCCTGCTCCAATTAAAGTTTGTGAAATAGTTTCTTCTTTAGGAGGAGTTTCTCCAAAAAGTTTTGGAATTTGCGCCGTCGTTCCTGCTACTGCCCCCATTCCTGCTGCAGTCATCGGTCTTGCTAACCATTGAGTAGGTGCTAATCTACCAATTCTTGCACCAGCGTGCCATAAAGGATAAGTAGCCCCAGAAAGTAAAGCAGATGGTAAAGTTTGTATAGGATGCCCTTCTAAAGTTCCTCTAAGTTGAGTATAGCCTCCGATTCCTAACATTCCTGATATAATAGGTCTTAAACCTAAAGCTCTTAATGCACCAATTCCTCCAGCAATAAAAGGTAAATCTCTTCCTGCTTGTGTAAGACCTACGGTTAAATATTCAGGTAAAGTTTTAGGTTTTTCTGCCTCCGCTTCTCTTAAAATTCTTTCTGCATATTGTTCTCTTGTTTCTCCAGGTCGTCTAACTGCAGGACCAGCCATAGTCCAGTATAAACCTTTTCTTAACCAACGAGGATAAAGTTCTGCTAAAGATTCTGCTCCCATTATTGCTAAACGCCAAGGGTCTAATGGTTGTTCTACAGTTTCATTCCAAATATTATCTAAAGAACGCCTTTCACTTGTAATTTTAGGAGTTAAACCTATTGTTTCGTTATATATATCATCTAATGACCTTTGTGGCATTTTTACCACCCTTTCTTTTGTAGATAAGCTATAATTTCGTCATCAGACCAACCTTCTGCTTTCGCTTTTCTTACAAATTCTTGCAATTGAGGATTAATTTGTTGTGCAGGTATAACGCCAGAACCTGCAGTTGGATATGGAACTCCAGTCGCTCTTGAAATTTCTGATAAAATTTCTTCTCTGGAAGGATGTGTAAATATACCCATTAATCTTTGAAATAAGGGAAATCTACTTTCTATTTGTCTTTCTGCTAATTTTTCTACAGGTATTGCTTTTCCTCCTTTACCAACTCCTCCATATAATCTTTGATAAGTTTCTACTGCTTTAGCCCAAGGGTCTATAGTTTCTTTAGGAGTTATAGGTTCTATTGTAGTAGAAACCCTTCCTTGTTCATCAACTTTATAAGAAACTTTATATTGTCCACTTTGAATAATATCTTTCAATTGTTCTAAAGATGTAGTAGGTTTTGTCCATTCACCTAAACCTATTTGTTGTAAAAATCCAGCGGGAGGTTGATATCCAGCACTAATCATAGAACCCATCATTCCCATCTGAAGTTGTCTTAAATATTGTTCCTGTTGTTGTCTTCTTGCCAAAGTATAATTTAAAAAATTAGTTAAAACATCATTTAAAGGAGAAAATCTTCCTCCGGTTTGATAACCGGTTAAAAATCCTCTACTAATTTGTCCATCCATATTTGTCCTCCTTTAAAATAATAATCTACCACCAGCAACAGGACTTAATGCTCCAGTTCCTGCTAACATAAGTCCTAAACCAGCAGTTCCAAAAAGTTGTCTTAAAGATTGAACATTAGCAACATCAACTCCATATTTCATTGCCGCTTGTTCTACAGAAAGACCAGTTAAACCTACCAATTCTTGTAAAGTATTTTGGTCTATTCCTGTTGCTTGTTGTAATGCCATTAAACGCGTATTAATTTCTTCAGTTCTTCTTTGAACTCCAAATTGCGCAAGAAAATCTTCTTTATCTTTTTGAATTTGTTCTTCCCAATCTCTTAATGCTTGTAAATGTTCAGAAGAATAAGGAGAGCCAAATTGAGTATAATAATCAGTTATCCGTTTTCTTCCTTCTTCTGCCGCTTCATCCATTTGCCTTAAAACTGATTGTATATAAGGGTCAGAAGTGACATCAGGATAAACTTGACCAAATGGAGAAGTTAAAATTCTTTGAAGTTCTTTTTGAGCAGTTTGACCAATCGGAGTTAAATATCCTTGTCTTACAGTTTGTAAAGTTTGTGATAATTCTTCCGGCATTTTAAATTGTGGAGTAGGAAGTAAAGCACCCATTCCACTAATTGCTAATCCAGGTAGTGCTCCTCTTAAACCTGATAAAATTCCCGCTCCTGCTGTAGTTGCCCCTGTAGACATAGCACCTAAACCAGTCGCCACTGGAGTTGCGGTTAAACCTCCTGCCCCTCCAGTAATTGTATAAGGAACTCCACCGAAAGTGACTTGTGTCCCTAATCCGGAAGCACCTGCTAAACCTCTCGCTCCCGCAGTAGTTCCTAAAAGACCTCCTAAAAATTCTCCTCGCGGAGTTATTCTAAAAATATTACTAATACCTGAACCTATTCTTTGACCTAAAGTCGCGCCTTGACCTGCAGCGCCAAAACCACTTATAAATCTACTTCCTGCATAAGGTAACGCCGCTAATGCTATTTCTGAAGGTTGAGCTTCCCCTCTTTGCACTGCTCTTGCAGTAGTTCCTACTGCAGTTGCTAAAGCAGGTAATTGCCAAGGTCCCGGTATTGCCGATGCAATAGTAGCTAAAGGTCTGATAATTTGTCTTGCTCTTTTCCCGCCTTTAACTTTTTTTGCTTCACTATCAGTTATTACATATTCAGGAATTAAAGTAGGTGATAAAACATAAACCTCATCTGGTAAAATTGATAAATCAACTCCATTTTCATCTTCCCAGACTTCAAAATGGTGATTATAGTGAATAATATAAGGAAATGGTAATTTATTTAGTTCTGTTTTAGGAATTCTCATAGGATACAACAAAAATTCATTATCTTGCGCTATCTTACATAAAGTATCTAAAGATATTTTGTTAGTTCTTCCATTAAGACTTCCTACTAACTGGTCAAAAGCCAAAATTCCGCAATTGTTTTTCATTTCATTATACCTCCTTTTTGAAATTTTAAATTGATTTCTTTTATTTATCCAAAGCCCTAAATCTATATCTTTTTCTTTCATTTCAAGTTTTCTTACTAAATCACTTATCTTACAATTATTATTTTTAACTAACAAATCTATATATACCAAATCCCCATCAGTATAATTTTTAGGCAATTCCCAAGTTTGATAAAGTTTTAAAATTTCTTCAATATCATTTTCAGTAATTTTATAATAAGTTAAATATCCATCAATAGAACCATTATTAGAATAAACTATAACTTGCTTTTTATCCATTAAATTCTTCAAATAACTATAAAACTCATCTAAAGGATATGGCTCTATATTTTTACAATGTTTTATAGTAAAAAGTATTAAATCGTTAATAGAAAACTCTTTCATATTCCTAATAAAACTAAAGCAATTATCATAACTAAATTAAACAAAACAAATATCGTCAATCTTGTAGCCCAATTTGCGGATTTATAAGGCAAAAACTTAAGATAAAATCTTCCTAATGCTGAACCTTTATCGGTTTTATCTGGCATACCATAGCCAATAGAAACTACCCCACAAAGAAAAGGAATAACTAAAAATAGCCAAATATTTATAAAAGATAAACTAATCCCTACAACTAAAGGAACACCTAATCTTCTAAATAATTTCTTCCCTGCACCACCTATTGCCCATAAAAAAGCACAAATAATACCTGGTATAACCGCTAACCAACTAATTAAAGGCCAAGTAGAACTTCCATACAAAAACCCACATAAAATCTCTTCTTTATTTAATTTCATTTTATTATCGCCTCTATCTCCTCATCAGTTAAACCTAAAGTTTTAAGTTTTGTGATTGCGGATTGCTTTAATTGTTCTTTTTTGTTTAACACATCATCAACATTAGGCAAAACAATTTCTTCATTTTCTCTTTCCTCAATCCGTGTTTCGCCTGTTTTTAAATCAAAAATATAATGTTTTCCCATATTATCACTCCTTAAGTTCTAATAGATACACTTTTCCAGTCACACTCCCCGCAGAGACATAAATTGTTATACTTGAAATAGAAGAACTCCCTGCATATCTTCCGCCGTGAAAAAGAGTTTCAAGATAATCATCATATCTCCAATGTAAAAATTCACCATACAAAAATGCTCCAACTGCATTTGTTGGAACAGTAGAAAACTTAAAAAACCCAAAACGGGGATAACCTACTTTTGTTGAATAATTAGAAATGTCTATACTAATCGCATTAGTTGAACTCCCTCCTACGCCAACGCTATTACCATTATGAATGACTATATACGCACTCCACCAATAATTGTTTCCGCTATCATTATTAAATCTAACATATATATAACCATCAGTTGTATTTTGTAAAAGATTATATTCTATCGCATAATGTTTATCTGGACTTAAATTGGAAAAAGTTATGCTAGTAGCATTCGTAAGTGAGAGTCTACTTATTGTTCTCCAACTTGAAACTAAACTACTTTTTACCTTCTTCTTTGCATAACTTGCTTCGCTATCTTCTATTAAAAATATATCATTATCAGAAAGAGTAGTTTTTTCAGTTAAAGCATTGATTTCGCCTGCGGTAGTTTTAGAGAGTTTAGTATTATCTTGAGTATCTACATATGCTTTCCTTACTGCCTGATTATCAGAAGTTGGGTCAGAAGCGGGTAAAGTAGGAATATTATAAAAAGTCACTGCACCCGAAAAAGCTTTATTTCCAGTAATAGTCTGTGCATCAGGGATAGTCACTACTCCATTATCAATATCGGATTGTAGTTGTCCTAAATCAGCACCATATAAAATAGTCCCGTCATCCGAAGCACTCCAACGCTTTGTCCAATTTATAGCCATAAAAAATCACCTCTTATCTAATATCTTCTACTACAACAAAGAAAAAAGTTATTTCTCCTTGTGTAGCAGTATTTAAATTATGAGAAGCAGTTGCTTTTGCTTTAATTATAGTAGAACTTGATATTATATATGTCCCTCCCGCTTCAAAATAAGCACCTTTTTGGTTTGCAGATTTACAACGGTATCCTGTAGTTGCTCCCGTAAAAACATTTATTCCATTAGTAGTATCATTATCATCTAAAATTCCGTCGATATCATTATCATCTCCAACCTGTATGTAATAACTTGTGATTGACCCTCCACTAAAAGTTGTAGTTAAATAACAAAAAGCGTCTAAAATTATAGTATCTGCAGGAATTGTTATTAAATTTATTGTATTTGTAGTATTATTAGTAGAAAAATCAGCATAAGTTTTTGTTATTGAAAGTATTTGATATTTAATATATCCTCCTAAAGTATCAACTTTAGGTGCTTGAGAAAATGTTTTTAATCCAGTTATAGTTTGAGTTCCGCCCAAAGTCACACATTGAGAATTTAAATCTCCTTGAAGATTAGCCAAATCTACAGCACTTAATACGGAACCATCATCACTTGATGTCCAAGTTTTAGTCCACACAAAAGGCATTATTCCTCCTTATAATCTTCTCCAAAAAATTCTTTATGCATTTGTAAAAAATATTCTTTATTTTTCATTAAAGAGTTAATCCAGTTATTCACCACAAGATTAGGATAATCCTCTGGTTTATGTTCTGGTCTTAAAGGTCTAACTTTAAAATATAATTTTAAAAATTTTTCTTGTTCTTCGTTTAATTTAACAATATACTCCATTACAATAACACTGCCCTCCAACAAAAACCTGAATAATAAGTAGAATCTAAATTTCCACCTGTAGTAGAAAATAAAGTTGCTGTAAATCCAGTAGTAGTAATTCCATAACAAATAACTGACCTTAAAGTTAATGCTCCTGTAAACCAAGCAGGTCCATTAGGAGTTCCATCAGAAATTTTACGCGAACCTATATAATTTATAAAAACTAAAGGAACGGAAGAAAATTGTTCATTAAAACTTACTGCTTGACTTACATAAGGAGAACTTGCTTCAGTAAAATATCCCCAACCAAATTGCTCATTTCTTAAAGGAGTATAATACCAATTACCATTTATAAATCTATAAAGTCTTTTATCATTAGATGAAAAATAAATTAATCCTTCACCTTCTTGAGCACTAAATCCAGGTATTTGATTTAAAATTGATTCTTGATAAAGCCCTAAATTTAAAAGGTCTCTAACTTCGTTTAACAAATCTTCTAATTCTTGTGGTTTTCTAATAATGTTATACTCTTGAATTCTCATTTCACGCCCCTTTACTAACTGCTAAATACTCTACAGGAACATCTATTCTTAAAAGATTCCAAGCAGGACTTTTAGAATTATCACTAACTTTAAATTGTAAAAGATTCGCTAATTTTGGAAGATTAAAAACTTTAGTCAATGCTTCTTTCCCGCCTAATTTTGACTGACCTAAAATAAATGTAGAACCCAATAAACTTTCATCAGTATATTGTGTAATATTTTCTGTAGAAGTCCAAGTAGATTCCCAATTTTTTCTATAATAGAAATTTAAAGGGAAATTCCCTATTGTTTTAACCGTAACCCAAACTTCAGACCCTTTTTTAAGAACAGGGTATTGCTGAATATCAAATCTCTTACTTAACCAATAAGATTCTATATTTTCTCCGTTATCAGAGTTCCCATAATCTTGTAAATAAGCAGTTCCATCATAATTAGCAGTATAAATTCTTTTTTGTCCTAAATTATCTACTACTAATGTTCCAGATAAGTTATACATATTAGAAAAAGCCCAAAAACTATTAGAAGCATAATCCCAAATAATCCAAACATTATTTTTTGAAGAGTTTCTATTTGCTAAACATAAAATATACCAGTAATAAGGCTCATAATTTAAAGCCCAAGCGTATTTTAAAATATTAATATCTTTATCAATAGTTCCTAAAGATACTGGAGCAATACCATTATCTTCCTCTATTTTTGTAGAAATAGGATAAGCGTCAGAACCATCAAAAATATAAATTCTTGCATCAGGACCTAAAAATGCTAAAACTTCTCCTCTATCAGGAACGGTTATATTACAAATACTTCTTGGTGCAATAGTTCCTATATTAGCAACTTTTTTTCTTGTATATAAAGGTGAAGACCCAGTATAAGAAAGTCTAAATATTGAATATCTTTTAAAAGCATATAGAATTCCTTTTAACTCTCCCCAACCTACAAAATAATCTCCATCAGGAGTAGGTTCATCATAATAAGTGTTATATGAAGTATAAGAACCAGCATCAGAAACATATATTCTTGAAGNTAAGTATCCTAAAATAAAAACTCTATTTTGATAAACTTTAGGAGCAGTTCCTGCAGGAGCATTAGGAATTGCTGAAGTAGTAGAAGAAGAACCATCCCAAATTTGCGGTTGGTCTTTAGCCCAATTACAAATGATTAAATGACTATTCCCAGAAGAATCTACAAAATTATCAAATTGATAAATGGAATCACTCATACCTGTTTTTAATAAGTCCCATTCTCCATCAAGATTATCCATTTTATAAATTGATGTCCCAAAGCAACCAACTAATTTTCTTAATGTAGAAGATACTGCAAAATCATAAAGACCATTTCCGTTTAGTTGACTTAGAGGAGTATTATTTAAAGGAACAAAACCTCTGCGTTTTTTTAAAGTTTTAAAAATATTAGTATGAACATTAATACAGCAAGGAGTTTCATTATCTGCAATATTTAAAGGACCTGCTTTTGTATTTAATCCTCCAGAAAAATCCGTTAAAAATCCTATTCGTTCTGGTCTAATCATTTCTTTAATACCTTCCTAAAATATGTGTATAATGTCTCATATATTGTCGTCCAAATCTTTTTCTCGCTCTCCTTGCCATATCTAAATCTAACGCTCTTAAATACGCCATTAAATATCCTTGAACATTTTCTCCTTGTTCTAAAGCAGATAAATAACAAGCACCATAAAATAAAGCCTCTTGAAATTGATAAGGCATATCTGGAGCATCGCAAATCGTATAATTTTTATTAGTATTACTTGAAGGATAAACGCTATCTAAAGTCAAAGTATTTCCAGAAATAGAAATAATTTTTTTCCAAGTCCCATCATCATCAACTCTAAAATATTGTCCTATAGAAATATAGGAAGAATAATCACTTGATAAAGTGACTGTAGCAGAACCCGCAGTAGTAGTAGCAGTTCCAGAAGTAAAATCAATCATTTCTGGTAATGCTTTAATATATTCATAAGAAATAATCCTTGAAGTATTTACCGGTGGCATAAATTGAACTTGATATAATCCTAAAGAAGTTTTATCAGGGCATTCTCTCCAATAAACTGGAAAATCCGCAGGCTGTGTAGTATAATATCTATACCAATTATAATCATCTACCCATTTTAATCTTTGTCTTCCTTGAGAATAATCATAATAAAATCCAGGTTCGTTAGTAGGTCTTGAAAAATCATTTGCCAAAGTATAAGTATCTTGAAATAATAAATAAGATAATCCAGAAGCAGTATTCCCCATATAAGAAGGAGTTATAGAACCTTGTGTAGAAGATACATAAGTGAATGTATAAATTTCGTGAGTTGAAGGAATAGTAAACTTCATACCTGTATGAGAAGAAGTCCAATTAGTTCCAGAACCTATTATTGTAGAAGAACCTTTAGTTACTGATACTGTCCCAGTATTATAAGAAGCGGATAAAACAATAGTTCCTGTTTTTCTTAGCCAATCCCATTCAAACCGAGAAGGAATATCTTTAGTATAAATATCATTAACTCTGCGTTTATATTTTCTTTTTACAGATTCTTCCGTAGAAGACTCTCTCATTTCTAACATTACATCTTCTACAATTTGTATGAATGGCTTTACATAAAGTGGCATATTTATCTCCTTATTTTTGCTTTAAAATCGCTTCTATCGTGCTTAATCTCTTTTCTAAATTTACCTCTAATTCTTGATGATGGCATAGATGATTTTTCATATCAACTTTCAAGTCTTTAATATCTTCTTTAATACCTGAAATAATGTATAAAATTAAAGTTATAAGGATAGGAGTAATAAATCTT